CAGGCCGGTCTTGTTGTAGGTGTCGCGCAGGACCGCCTCGTTGGTCTTCGCCTGGTTGTATTGATCGATCCCGGCGCCGGCGCCCGCGATGCCGGCAACGTTCTGCCAGTCCATGTTCGCCATGCCCGGCAACAGGCCTTGCGTCTGAAGCTGGATGCCGCGCTCGGCGCCATAGGCGTTGTTCGCCGCCGTGGCCGAGGCGTTGGCCTGTGTCTGGTCGAGATCCTTGGTGGCGCGCAGCACGGTGTCGACGTCAAGGCCGCCCAGGTTGCGGCCGCTGCCCGCGAACTGCGCGCGCAGGTTCGGCACGATGCTGTTGTTGAAATTCTCGGTCTGCGGCGCAAAGCCGGCGGCCAGCGCATTCTTGAAATACGGGTTGTTGTTGATGTCGAGGTACTTGCCCGCCAGCGTGTCGGCTGTCAGCGTCTTGTTGAACGGATCGATGCCGTAGCCGAGGCCGGCCGAACCGCGCTGCGCCATCGTCTGCCAGCCCGATTGCGTGGCCTGCGAGGGGGCCGCGACCATGGGGCCCGAATAGAGCGACGGTGGCGTGATGCCGCCGGCCGTGAAGCCGCCCAGACTGCCGACGAGCTGTTTCAAGATTGGCTGGATCGTCGGAGAGGGTTCCGTCGTGCTCGTCGTCTGTTGAGTCTGGGTCGAGCTCGTCTGGCCAGGCTGCTGGCCGCCGTTGTTGCCACCGCTCATGCTATCCTCCGTTGCCACGCCGGCTGTCCATCGACGATGCCGATGTCTTCGCCGCCGAATTTCTTCACAATGCGCACCCAGCCCGCGCGACCGGCGCCCCACAGCGCGACGCAGCCCATCGTGTCGCGCGCCCAGGCCTCGCAGATGGCCAGGAAATCGGCCGCCCATTCCTTCACGCGGCTGCCGCCGATCAGCCACAACAGGCAGCGCTTCTCCTCGCCGAGCTGGATGGTCGTAACGATCGCCGCGACGGGCCTGTCGCCCTCGTAGATCGCCCAGAGCTGCGCGTCGCGGGCGATCAGGCGCGCCAGCACGTCAGGTTCAGCGCGGTCACCCGCGCTGAAGTCGGGCGAACGCTTAACCGCGGGCTCGAGCAGCGGCCACAGGTCCGGCCAGACGTGATGAAGATCGCGCAGGGAGATGCCGCCGACGGTCATGTGCTGATAATCCAGTTCAGGATGATCGTCGGCTGCACATTCGGATGCGCGCCGCCGCCGCCGGCAGAGCCGGAATTCCAGTTGTAGTTGTTGCTGCCGTCGCCTTGACCGGCTCGGCCCGTGAACGACGCCGGCGTCGTGTCGCCGCCAAGAATGGTGTGGCTGTGCGACGGTATTTGCGCCGTGGTGAGCGTGTGCGTCTCGGCGCCGCCCGCCGCACCGAGCGTCGTGCCGACAATGCCGGAACCACCGCTGGTGAGCCGATTGGCAGCGCTACCGCCCATATTGTCCTTGCCGGCCGCGACGCGGCCGCGGAGATCGGGCAGGTTGAACGTGGTCGAGCCGTCGCCCGCGCCGTAAGTCGTGCCGACTGCGGCGAACAGAACGTAGTAGGTCGCACGGCTGACCGCCGAGCCGTCACACAGCAGGAAGCCGTCCGGCGCCGCGATGCCGCCGAACGGCATCATCACACCCGCAGGCACCGCGCGGCCGCCCTCGTTGTAGGCGCGGATCAGGACGTTGACCCGTTCGGTGATCGAGCGGGTGTCGGCGGCCGGAGCGAGCGCGGGCAGGCTCATTGCCCACCTGCCGCGCGAACGTCGAGATCGTCGATGCCCTGCATGTTCGACCAGGTCGACGCCGCGGGCATCCGCGCACGAACCCGGAAGTAGCGACCGCTCTGGTAGACCGGTGCCAGGCCTGCCGGTGTGAGTCCGACCTCGGCGCCATAGGCAACGGCGCCCTGCTGCGTCTCTCGCGCGCCGATCCTTATCATGGGGAAGTCGCCGTCGATCAGCGGCCGGCAGGCTCGGATCACCGACCGCGTGCCCTGTCCGGGGTTGAATTCCGCAGTCTCGACCGTGGCTTCGAGGGTCGCGCCGGAAAACGACCCGCTCTTGTGGCTGGTGTCGAAGGCATACAGCAGCAGCGACAGCGGGCCGGTCCAGAACGACGAATCGAGCGAGTACGGCAGGTTGTCGATCGTGCTGCCGCCATTGAAGGTGTCGAGCTGTTCGAGCGTGTAGCTCTGCTGGCTCACGCCGCCGAACACGATCTCGCAGGTCACCTTGGCGCGTGCCCACTTCTCGGTGCGCCAGTTGTAGATCAGCAGCCGGTTGGGCACGCCATTGCTGCTGTCGGTGGCCGGGTAGGCGAAGACATAGAGCCCGCGCACCGGATCGATCGCGGCGGAGGCGCGGAACTGGTTGGCCTCGTCGAACTCCGCCCAGAAGGTGCGGTCGATCTTGCCGCGACCGATCGGTGTGATCGCCTGGCCGCCCCGCACCATGTAGAAGCCCGACTTGTGCAGGAAAAAGGCCATGTCGATCAGGCTGGCGACGCTGCCCGGCACGCTGGCGCCGATGTCGTTGGCGATCTTGTCGATGCGGAAGACGATCGGCGGGCCCTCGTAGGTCATCCGCCGCACGCTGGTCTCCTGGAAGATCAGTCCGTACTCGCCGCCGACCAGGCCGGTGACGTTGCCGCCGTCGGCCACGTCCTGAAAGTCGGCCTGCGTCGCGGCGATCGAGCCCCAGGTCCCTTCGGGACTGTTGAGCGGCGACCACTGAACGCGCTGCGGCGTCGATCCGATCTTGCCCATCAGCACGAAGTCGCGGACGGTGGCGATGTAGGTTCCGACGGGAGGAGATCCGCCCATCAGGACCCAGTTCGTACCGGTCGCCAGATCGAACTTTTGCGGATTGTCGACGCCATTCACGGCGTAGGCGTTGTAGCCATATTGCGTAAAGCGCCAGGTTCCATCGCCGCCCGGCGAATAGGCGCCGCCAACCGTGCGCGAGACGTCGTTCCAGGTCGTGCCGGACAGCAGATAGAGCTTGGTCGCGTCGCCCGCGAACATCCTGGAGGCGCCGGCGGTGCCGCGGAACCACGCCGCGCCCTGGCAGCGCGTGGCGAGCGCATTGGAGACGCCGGACAGGCCGTTCAGCGGCCGATAGCTTTCCTCGGCCGGCACGACGTTCAAGGCCTCGCGCGCCCACTGGCCGAGGCTCGGCATGTCGGGCCGCCATTCGGCGAAGGGGATCACGCTCATGGCGCCATTCCCGCGCGCACGCGGATCACCGGCACCGACGAGCCCGTGATGCGTTGCGTGCGTGCGTTGAGGCCCGAGACGCTGGCGTTGTAGAGCGCGAGGTAGCGCAGCGCCCCCGGCTCGTCCTGGGTGAAGATCGAGGCCTCGACCAGGCAGCCGTAGAGATAGACGTCGGGGCTGCCGGCCAGGATGGCGTTGACCGTGGCGCCGGCCGGCGTGGCGAGCTTCTGGTAGTAGCGCAGGGTCGCCGTGTAGGCGCCCGCGCCGGGATCGGGGAAGACGCGGAAGCTGGTGCCGCTGACGGCGATCAGGCGCGGCTGGTCGGGTGTCGCGGAGCCGTAGCCGTCGATCGTGCGCTGGCTGACGATCTGCAACGGCGCATTCGGGCTGTTGAGCTGCGCCGAGATCAGCTCGAGGAAGGTCGCCGGCTGCGGCGTCACCGCCGAAAGCGCGAAGGCCGGGTCGACCGTCTCCATGTCGACGATGCGCAGCGGATCGGAGCGCAGCGGATTGGCGGGATCGTCGGCCGCGAAGCCGTAATACATGCGGCGTTCGCAGTTCAGCAGGAAGTCGTCGAAGCGGCTGTCGAGCAGGCTGTCGCCGCTGCGCGCCAGCCACGCCAGAACGCCCGCCTTGAGGCCACCATAGGTGTTGATCTGGACGGCCATCAGATCGCTCCCTCATCGGTGCGCAGCCAGCGCCATTCCGGATCGTTCAGCAGGCGATCGATCCGCTCCTGATGATCGGGGTTCCAGTAATCGACGCCGAGCTCGTTGCGCCATTTCTCGATGATGATCAGCGGGATGCGCGCCACCATGCGCACGTCGCGCTCAGCGTTGCGGGGATCGCAATGGTTCTGCGCCTCCTTGTTGAGGTCGAGCAGGGGCTGGGTGTGCTGGAACGATTTCTGCGCCCAGTTGCCCTCGCCGTCCTCGAGCCACCACGACGCGACGCCGGTTTCCTGGTTCCAGCCGAGCAGACGCCGGCTCATCAGAGGATCTCCGCCTGGTCACGCTGGGAAAGATGCTTGGCCAGGTCAGCCGGCACCTGCAGCCGCTCGCGCTTGGAAACTCTAGTGGTCTCAACAGTGGTCACCGCCCAGTCGGCGCGACCGTTGCCGTCCTCGTCGAGCGGCAGGTAGACGTGGTCGACGGTGATCCGGACCTCGGCCATCGAGGTGTCGGCCACCGAGGTGTCCATCGAGGCGTCCGGCTGCGTTCCGCTGGTTACTTCGGTCATGGGGCTCTCCGTGCTGGGGTCTAGGTCAGGTCGGCGACGATGCCGCTGCCGGCCTCGTTGCGGCTCTCGAGCGTGGCTTCGCCGACGATGTGGAACTTCCGGGCGTCGCCGGTCTGCGCCAGCGCTTCCTTCTTCCACTTGCGCAGCCACAGGATGCGCCACAGCGCGGGATCGACCACGGCGATCTCGCGGCCGCGCATGTAGCGGCTCGCCACCGCCGACAGCGTGCCGAAATCCGACACGTAGCGGTCGACGGCGCCGATGACTGTGGCCATCTTGCCCTTGGGCTCCTGGTACTGGGTGGCGATGCCGGTGAAGGCCGAGAAGTTCTGCTTCTGGGTCGAGCCCATCAGCAGGAGGTTGGGCTTGCCCCCGGCGTTCCACGCCGCCTTG